CTCATCGCCGTCGCCCTTGTCAGGTTCGTCGTGAGACTCGACCTCATCCTCATCGTCATCTGGCTCTTCGTCCGGCTTAGCGTTGAAGGCAGGGTTGCGTTCGCCGGTGAGAAGTTCGTCGGCGAAACCCATGTCAATCGCGGCGCGTGCGTCCATCCATGTTTCGGCGTCCATGAGCTTGGACAGCTTCGCCCGACTCATGCCCGTCTTTTCCTGATATGCATTCAGGATTGATTCTTTGACCGAATCAAGCATCGACATGGCGCGTGCGAGTTCGTCCTTATCGCCGACCGCCATGGTGGCCGGGTTATGAATCATCAACATCGACACCGGCGACATGGCAACAGTGGATGCGGCCATTGCGATCACGGACGCGGCCGATGCGGCGATCCCGTCGATATTGACGGTCACGTGGCTTGGGTAGTCGATGAGCATGTTGTAGATCTGCGCAGCCGCCACCACATCACCACCAGGCGAATTGAGCCAGATCGTCACCGGCCCCGACCCAGCATTCAACTCACTAGCGAAGATACTGGGTGTGACATCGTCATCGAACCAGGATTCTTCAGCGATCGTGCCGCTAATACGCAAAACCCGGACTACATCTGCGTCCAGGTCATTCGTGTGTGGCTCGGGTTCGAGCCAGTTCCAAAAACGTCTCATATCCTCCTCCTTACAGAAGATTCACTTGTAGATTCCACAGCCGGTTCAGACTCGGTTGTCTGCGCGTATGCCCCTGCGAGGCCGAGCGGGAGCATGTTGCCGTTCACCAAATAGAGGTCACCGCCTGCTTCTGGGCTGATGCGGTCGAGGTTTTCTAGTTCGCGGATATCGTTGGCGCTCATCCATCCGTTCTGCCTGGCAACCGCGTACCCATCCATCCGTGACTTGTAGTCACCTCTCAGTAAGCCTTCGAGGTTGAACTTCACATAGATCTGCGGCTTCTCACGCGAGCTGAGGAGGGTTTTGGTGATGGCCTGTTCCCACCGGATCACCCACGGGTCCAACGTGTACTTCACAAACTCCAACGACTGCTGCTCAATATTGGAAAACGAGGATTTTTCGAGGTCGCCGATCATGTGGGGTGGGATACGGAAGATTCGAGCAATTTCGTTGATCTGAAACTTCCTCGTTTCAAGGAATTGCGCCTGCTCCGGCGAGACGCTGATGGGCGTGTATGTCATGCCCTCTTCCAACACGGCGATCTTGTTGCCGTTCCGGGCTCCACCGAAGGTGGCCTGCCACGACTCGCGCACCCTGGCGGGGTCTTTAATCGTGCCCGGATGCTCCAACACACCACCCGGAGCCGCGCCATTAGCGAAAAAGCTCGCCCCGTAATCCTCGGTAGCCTGAGCCAGACCGATGGCATTCTTCGCCATCGCAATCGGGCTATAGCCAACCAGCCCGTCAAAGCCCAACCCTGGAATGTGCAGCACCTCGCGCGCCGAGAGTCGCACCGTGTCGAAGCGTCCAGCTGGTTCGTCCCATGTCCGCTGATACTCGTAATACAGCCACCCAGCCTCGTCGCGCCCCACCATCATCCGGTTCGGCATCAACGGATACAAACCAATCACTTCATCTTTACCGTTGCGCAGCACTTGGGCGAACGCATTACCCCAAAGAAGCAAATGCGTCATCAGAGTTTCCCTAAAGACAAAGGATGTCATTTCAGGGTTCGGCTCATCATGAAGAAGCCGATACAACGGATGATCGAGCGCTTTCACCTTCGCCCCATTACTGCTTTGGCGGTAGACGTGCAACGGTAGCCCAGCGATAGCTTCAGCCAGAATACGGACGCACGAGTAGACAGCGGTCATTTGCATCGCCGAACGTTCCGTCACCGGACGCCCCGATGAGGTCGCTCCGAAGAAGAACGAGTACCCACCACCCGTCAGGGCATGGTCGTCAGCCTTACGAGCGGAATCGCCACGCAGCCAGGAAAGAAACCCCATTGAAATCCCCCTCAAGAATCAGGAAAATGAATCCATGACGCGAAATAGTTGGAAAACCGCACTCAAAGAAGCTCTAGAAAGGGAAGACCCCGATCAGAAGCTCATAGGCCACTCGATTTTTGCGCGCGTTAACAACGAGTCCAGCCCGAGTCTTGAGATCGTTCCAGCATCATCTGAACCCGCGAAGCCAAATGAACTTCGGTTGCTATTAACGCACTATCGCCCAGAAATACCTAAGGGCGATCATGTTGTCGTGATCGGGATGAATCCCTCGAACGCACGTGCTTTTTCAGGACGGGTCCAAACCGAGAGTGGGTGGGTGCCGGCAACGGACCAGACGGCACTTATAGTGGGAGGGTGGCTCCGCAGCGCCAAGCTGAAAAACACGCAGCGTCTTACGATGATGAACCTTGTACCCATTATCGACAAGGATAGCGATGCAGTTCAGCAACGCATCAATGACTGGACAGGACCAAATCTCGAACAGATTTTCAAAGAGACCCTTGAAACAATCCTAGAGTCCTCAAGAACCTCATCACAGAATGTCCGAATCATTTGCGCCTGGGGATCTCCAGCCAAACACGCATGGGTAGAACAAGGCCAGAAATGGTTCACGGATTTTATTAATTGTCCGCGCAATCACCACGTTACTGATGGCATCCTCATCCGTCGTCTCAAGTTCAAGAAAATCCCTGACACTGAACCTGCTGAACCTGCGCCGTATCCTCCGCATCCCATAGGCAGCTGGGGACTGAATGATGGCAACGATCTTATACCCTTCCCCTAGGCAGCTTGGGACTGAAGAAGGGCAACGATCTCATGTGCGTGCGTGTACAACCAAATTCAGATAAGCAATAGTCCGCGCTCGTCGTAGACGGAACCGGCGTGGTGGTCACTGCCGTTTCGGATGGCTCGGTCGAGCGCCATGATGGTGGCGACCACGCCGTCGATCTTCTCCGTGGACTTTTGCTTGTCGGGCTTGATATTGCCGGCCGAGTCTTGGCGGACGTGAATGTTGTCAACCATCCAGGACAGGACTGGGTGTCCACCATGGGCGAGCTTGCCCTCAAGGGCGAGTTTCATCAGTTCTTTGGATGGTGGGGACATGTCTTTGAAACCCTGCCCGAACGGCACGACCGTGAACCCGGCATCCTCTAAGTTCTGTGACATTTGGACGGCACCCCACCGGTCGAACGCGATCTCCCGAATATCGAACCGGGTGCCGAGTTCTTCGATGAACGCCTCAATCGCCCCATAGTGGACGACGTTGCCCTCGGTTGTCTGCAGGAAGCCTTGTTGCTGCCAGAGGTCGTAGGGCACGTGGTCGCGAGCTACTCGGAGCTTGAGGTTGTCATCGGGTATCCAGAACCACGGCGCGATCACATACGGCTCGTCGCCGGTCTCTGGTGGGAATACGAGGACGAACGCGGTGATGTCCGTCGTGGAGGCGAGGTCGAGGCCGCCGTAACAGACCCGGCCTTCCAGGTCGGCAAGGTCGACGGGAGCCGAGTTGTTGTTCCACACGTGCAGGGGCATCCACCGCACCGACTGCTTCACCCACTGGTTCAAGCGCAGCTGCCGGAACGTGTTCTCTTCTGTCGGATTCTGCCTGGCCGAGTTGCAGGCTTGACGAACCTTCTCAATCGGCACCGTGATCCCCAAGCTCGGATTAGCCTTATGCCACACGGCCTCGTCGGTCCAGTCGTCCTCACGGCCGGCCCCGTAAATCACCGGGTAGAACGTCGGGTCAATCTTTTTGCCTGCGAAGATGTCTTCGGCTTTCTCATGCTGCTCATAACAAATGCTATGCGTGTCGGTTCCTGCGGTGGTGATGAGGAAGTACAACGGCTGGGTGCGAGCATCACCCGAACCCTTGGTCATGACGTCGAACAAGGCACGGCCCGGTTGGGTATGCAGTTCGTCGAAGACAACACCGGAGATATTGAACCCGTGCTTCGAATACGCCTCAGCCGAGAGGACTTGGTAGAAGCTGTTGGTGGGCTTGTAAATAATCCGCTTCTGCGAGGCAAGAATCTTGACACGCTTGGACAGCGCTGGACTCATGCGCACCATGTCCGCCGCAACCTCAAACACAATCGAAGCCTGCTGACGGTCGGCGGCGCAGCCGTACACTTCGGCGCGTTCTTCACCATCCCCGCATGTCAGCAGCAGCGCGACCGCAGCGGCGAGCTCGCTGTTGTGGGTGGGCAGCATTGAGCGGCCGATTAGGTACTGGTGGGAGGGCGAGTCGACTTGGATGCATTGCATGCCCCGGTTGCGGATCGGCTCGATGGAGTCGATGTAGCGGTAGTGCGAGCGAGTGTTCGGGTTACGCGGGATTGCCCGCTCCTGCTTGCGTTCCAAACCTGCGACTGGCATGTCGTCGAAGGCGGTGAACTTCACGTAGTACAAGGTTTCACCGGTCTCGACTCGTCCACACACGCTGGACGGCTGGCTCCAATCGGTGCGCTGCGTGGAGGCGGCGGTGGTGATGGCGTTCTTGACGCCCAGGCTCCACAGCAGTTCAGAGACGGACTCGGCCAGTGCCGGTTCGGTTGAGGTGTAGATCGCCTGACCCTTGCGGGTGGAGATGGACCCGTCGGAATCCATCAGCCCTTGCAGCAACTCGAGCCGTTGACGCCGTGATGCCCGCAGATACTGGGCGGGGATGACCTTGTCACGGTAGGAATCAACCAGGATGGTTTCGAGTTCGGGGATGCGGACACACACCGAGTCGCCGGTGTTCGGGTAGCGGGTCGAGATCGTGTTCCACGCCCACACATGCTCCAGGACGCCTACCACGTCGCACGACTGGATCGTCAGATACGGTTTCGTGGCGGTGCCGTTGCCCAGCCAGTAGCCCATCACGTACGGGTCGACCGGCAGCACGGCCTCTGGCAGGTCGAGGGCGTCGGCGACCGGGATGCGGAAGCGGATTGAGCCGCCGTCACGCGGCAGCCGGTACAGCTCGCCGGTAGTCATCACCGCTTCCCGTGGTGTGCCGTGCGTGTAGTGGCCAGCCCACTGGTGGTTTTCGCCCGCTTCGATCACCTCGCCATCTTTGAACGTGATCCGGTACGCCTGCTCCGTATAGTCCACGTCGGACTTCGCGACCACCCGGCAGGTTTCGCCATGTTCGTCAAATACGATGTCGCCCACACGGATCGCGCCCATCGTCGTAAACCCCGACGGAGTAGGAATCAGCGTGTCCAACGACACCTGCTTGCCCTGCTTCTTGGGTATCTCGACGTAGGCGGTGGTGAACTGGCGGTAGCCGTCGGCTTTGACGGTGCCGAACAGGTCGCGGATGATCTGTTCCTGCCAATCAATCAGCTGGAAGGGCTGTCCTGACCAGCGGCCCTTCGTGTGCTTGAGCGCTTGAATGAAGGCGACCGCATAGTCGGCCTTCCGCTTGTCATATCGTGAACCGTCAGCCATGAACCGGGTCGGCGTGTAGGTGTCGAGAGTGCGCATCACGCCGATCAGGCTCCTTCCTGCACTGGCTGGGTTAGTTGGTGTGGGCGAAGGCCCAGGCGATGGCATGCCCGGCGTCCTCAAAGAGATTGTCGGCTTCGGCGACAAGGTCGAGTTCACATTCAATGAAGCCTCGGGCGTCCGACCCCCAGCCGGGGATGGGCGCCTCGGCGAGCTTGTAGACGCGGGCGTCGTTGCCAATCTGGCCTTTGCCCAGGTGCCGGTAGGCAGAGGCGAGGACGAAATCCCCGTAGGCGATCACCGTACCGTAGCTGTCGGTCGCCATCTGCAGCTGCTCCATCGTGGCCTTTTCGTTGTTCATGACCTTCTCCTTGTCCTCTTGTTCGGTCATGTACATACAGCCATAGGTGTGCGCGGTTATCCAGTCATTTTCGGCTCAATATCAACGAAAAATAGCGGTCTGCATCACTGCGTTTAGGGTAAGTATTCCCACCTGTCTTCGCCTGGGATGAGGCCGAGTGTGGAGCCGTTGTCCCACGCCACGTGAACTGTTCCCGCATCGTCAACGACCATGATTGTTCCTTCCTCGCCTGGGGTGAGGTGCGTGTAGGGGTCGGTGGTTGCGATCAGGCGAACCCGCCGCCTCTCCAGGTTGGCGCTCATGACGCGTCCTCCGGTGAGGGTGTGGTTTTCCACGCCGCGTTGCCCTCCAGGTTCGCGAGCAGAACGCGGCGAGCGTTCTTGTATCCCTTGCCAATCATTCCGAGCCGTAGGAGCCAGCTGCGCATCGCATACTTATCGTTACCCGACGCTGGCGGCTTGGGCGAGATACGGGTGGCGGTCTTGGCGTGCTCGATCATCAGCTGGATAAGCACGCTGACCGCTTCAATCACCTCCGACTCGGGAAGTTGTTCGAACCAAGCAAACTCAACCGTTCCTTCCACCTCGTCCATCTTCATGGGCGTGGCTGGAATATCGAGTGCCTTGGCGATGAGTTCTCCCTTGGCGGCGAGCAGGGCTTCGAGCTTCGCGGCTGTGGCCTCATCCCAGCCAGTCGTGGGGAATGCGAGCGTCAGCCCGTAGTCTTTGCCTGTGGGCGCAAAACCAGCCGTAATCGCTGCCTTACTGAGGGCGTCGGTGTCGATGTTCTCTGGGAGGTGGAGCACCCAGTCCCGATCTAGCCGGGCTTGCCCGATCAGGTAGTCGAAAGAAGGCGTACCCGCATACACAGGGTTCGCGCCGAGATGGGTGGCGATGGTGTCGGCGAGTTTCTTGCGCCCGCTCTTGTTCGGGGAGAAGGGAATCTGGGTCATGCTGCCACCTCTTGGTCGAACCAAGATGCGATGAAACCGAGATAGTCATCTGGGTAGTCGTTGATGCAGGTTGCGGCTAGCTCGAAGTCGTGTTCGCAGGCGTACCCGAATGCTTCAGCACGGTTCCACAGGTCGACGCCTGCTTCTAGCATTTCGGTTAGTTCAATATGTAGTTCGCTCATGACCATCCTCCAATTCGTGTTTCCCCAGTTAGGGTTCTTGTTTGGTCATGTACATACAGCCATAGGTGCGAGCGCTTATCCAGTCGTATTGGCTGCTTTTTGTAGTCTGTTTAGGACGTATTTCACTACTGGTAATGCCACCCCATTTCCCCACAGTTTGTACTGTGCTGAATCAGTTGGCGCGGTTTTCAGCCAAGTAGTGATTTGGCTGCGAGTTTTCGGTTTCACGCCCCGTCCTAGGTTCCAGTTCTTCCACACGCCCTCCCAGTACCTGATTTCGTCTTCGTCTGGGTCGAGGTTTGTGAGGTTGTCACACCAATAGTCCGGGAAGCCTTGTAGACGAGAACATTCGAGGGGTGTGAGTTTGCGTGGGCGAAGCATCGTATTAGCGACAATAGGTGGCTGGTGTGAATCACTTGCCAAAAGTGCACCTGCAACATTTGTGGTTGTCCTCGTGAAATGATCAGATTTCGAAGAAGCATCGATCGGTTCGAGAATGACCATTCCGCCTTGATTGCATGCGGGATTACCGCCAGCTAAATCAAGAGTTTTTGCCACAGTGGTTTCGTAACCGCATTCACCACCATATTTACGATTGTCGTGGACGGAATTTATACCGTATACAGGTTGGTCGAGTAGGAGTGGAACATTTCCACCTCCTGTTCCCATTCGTGAAGTTAAGGTTTGACTTGTTACCTGGTCGCCAATTTCGATGCGTGAATCATTGGGATGGTAATCAAGCATCACCTGCATGCTAGGTTCAAATAAGACTTGGTCAGCACCAGTTCCTAATGTGCCTGAAAGGTCATGCTGAATCAACGGCCCTTTACCACCGCCTGGCTTACCGGCACGCATACGAAGAGTTAACGCCCCGCACTGGTTGCCTGTAGTGCTTGGGCTAATTGTTCGGGCAGGGTTTTGTTTTTCTTCTTTGCTCGCGTCAGGATTCCTTGTGCTGCTTTGGGACTCAAATAGAATCTCGGGTGCGGATTGTCCTGCAAAATCTGCGACAAGGAAGATACGACGACGACGTTGGGGCACTCCGAAAAATTGAGCATCGAGCACTCGCCATGCAAGTGATGCCCCATCTGCCAAGACGTATCCGCTGGTTGCCCAGCTGGTTTCAGGAACAGGAATGCGTGGCGTTTGCTGGCAGGATACCTCGATAAACGCTTGCAAGACCGCGGCGAAGTCGGCTCCGTGGTTTGAGGAGAATACGCCCGGCACGTTTTCCCACACAGCATATCTTGGGTAGGCACCATGAGTTGCTTGCCTCATTTCTTCAATAATTCGCACAGCTTGGTAAAACAGTGAGGAGCGAGACCCATCAATCCCGCTCCGCTTACCTGCGATAGATAAATCCTGACAAGGTGAACCAAACGTGATCACATCCACCGGCTGTAACCGGCCACCATCTAACAAATTAATATCGCCAACATGGCGAACTTCAGGCAGATTTTTCTTAGTTACCCGGAAAGCGAAGGGGTCTACCTCAGATGCCCACATCGGTTTGATACCAACCATTTTGGCAGCTAAAGGGAAACCGCCCGAACCATCAAACAAGGACCCCAACGTCAAAGCACTCACGATTCACCCCGATCAACATCGCGCACCAAATCCAAATACGCGTATTCTTTGCCCTCACGCAAACAGGTGATCCCTGCCGCGTCCCCGGTGTGTTCGGCATAGCGGCGCAAAATCACGGAGGCGTATTTCTCGTCGAGCTCCATGCAATAGCAGATGCGGTCGGTTGCCTCGCACGCCATCAAGGTTGAGCCTGAGCCTGCGAAGGTGTCGAGCACGATCGCGTTCGCCTGGGTGGAGTTTCCGATCGGATACGCCAACAAATCCAGCGGCTTGCTGGTCGGATGATCGGCGTTGCGGCGGGGCTTAGCGAAATTCCAGATCGTGGTTTGTTTGCGATCCGCATACCAGCGATGCTTACCTGTCTTCACCCACCCGTAGAGCACTGGCTCGTGCTGCCACTGGTAGGGCGAGCGACCAAGAACCAGAGAGTCTTTGACCCAGATGCAACACCCCGAAAGATAGAATCCGGCCTCTGCGAAGGCGCGACGGAAATTCAACCCTTCAGTGTCAGCGTGGAACACATACGCGGATGCGCCTTTCTCACACACGCCCGCCATGTTCGTAAACGCCGATAGCAGGAAGTCGTAGAACTTCTCGCCATCCATCTTGTCGTTCTTGATGGACAAGCCCGAGCCTGATTCGAAGGCAACGTTATATGGCGGATCGGTCAACACAAGATTCGCGCGCTTACCATCCATCAGTGTGGCGATGTCGTCGGCACTGGTGGCATCCCCGCACACGAGGCGGTGGCGACCGACCGTCCACACATCCCCACGCTGGACAAATGCGGCTGCTTCGAGTGCGGCGGTGAGGTCGAAATCATCATCCTCCACCTCACCCTCGTCGAGGGAGCCGATAAGCTGCGCGATCTCAGCATCGTCAAAGCCAGTCAGTTCAGCGTCGAAATCCGAAGCGTCAAGGTCAGCGATGAGGAGGGCAAGTTTATCGTTATCCCATTCGCCGCTGATCTTATTCAACGCGATGTTGAGGGCTTTCTCGCGCGTCTCATCCAACTCCACGACGATCACATCCACGGTGTTGTGGCCGAGTTCTTCGAGCACCTTCAAGCGCTGATGCCCACCCACGATGTTGCCGGTGGTCTTGTTCCAGATGACGGGTTCGACGTAGCCAAACTCGGTGAGCGAGCGCTTGAGCTTCTCGTATTCGGGATCGCCGGGCTGGAGGTCTTTACGCGGATTGTAGTCAGCGGGCTTCAGCTCAGCTATTGGCATTGTTTTCATGAGCATGCTTCTTCACCGCCTTCCCTAAAGCATTAACGTGAGCGAACGAGTTCTCCCAACGCAGACCGACATGGCCGAAGTGCCCATAGGTTGAATACTGTGTAAAACCAGGCTTGCGAAGATTCAAAGCATCGATGATTGCTCCAGGGCGCAGCGAGAACACCTCGCGTGCAGCAGCAGTGAGGATCTCGTCAGAGTATTCGCCTGTCCCGAGGGTGTCGATGGTGAAGGCGACCGGGTCAGCCTTCCCAATCGCATAACTGATCGCCACCTGACACTCATGAGCCAGACGAGCGTCGACGATAGTCTTGGCGATCAGGCGCGCCATATATGCACCCGAGCGGTCCACCTTCGAGGCGTCCTTACCAGAGAACGCTCCACCACCGTGAGGGGCGAGACCGCCGTAAGTGTCAACCATCAACTTGCGGCCCGTCAGTCCAGTGTCCGCCTTCGGCCCACCAACCGTAAACAAGCCCGAGGGATTCACCAGAATCTCGGTATCAGCGCTAATCGGCCGGTACGGCTTACACGCGGGTGCGACGATCAGTGTTTTGACCTCAGCTGCAAGCTCATCCAGATCCTTGATCTTCTCGTGTTGGATCGACACCACCACGGTCTCAACCGCCACGGGCTTACCAGCAGCGTCGTAACGAACTGTCACCTGCGCCTTACCATCGGACTTGATCCCGGTGATCGTGCCGTCCTTGCGCGCCTTATCGAGGCGGGCGCAAATCTCGTGTGAGAGCACCAGCGGCAACGGCAAACGCTCCGGGGTTTCCGCCGTGGCGTATCCATAAACGGTTCCTTGGTCACCTGCTCCTTGGAGGGCGAACTCAGTGTCGTCACCGAAACGAGCTTCGAGCGATCGGGTGACTCCTGCGTTGATGTCTGGAGACTGCCTGCGAGTCCAGACGAAAACGGGGAACTTCCACGGCACATACCCCGCCTTCACCAACGCATAACGCACCGACTCACGAATACGCGGACGAACCTTCGAAGTTATCTCGCCAGTCACAATGATCCTGTGACCAGATGCCATCACTTCTACTGCAACGCGGGCAGCAGGATCCTCGTAGAGGATGTCGTCGAGAATGGTGTCGGCGATCAGGTCGCACAGTTTATCGGGGTGACCGATACACACTGCTTCAGCGCTTAGAACCTTAGTCATAGGAATGCCCTTTCAGTAGAAAAATCAAAAGAAACAAAAACTCTCCACCCTGTCAGCCAGGAGCAGGGAGCGAAGAAAACGAGGAAAACCCGAGTCATGTGTGATACTGGAATACGTGCAAGACGAAACGAGTAAACCTAATCAGCCAGAACCTTCCGGCGGCGATGGTAAGGCCGTGGCTTACGGAATGATTGCCGGGATGATGGCTGGCACTGCCCTTGGGTTCATTATGAACAATATTGCCTTGGGGTTAGCTATCGGCGTAGGAGTTGGGAGCGCGCTAGGGGCAGGCTTCAGCGCAAGAAAACGCCCCAAATAAGCTCAAAAACACTAGGACGCATCTACGAGCGTGCTTTCAACAACTGCTCCATAACCTCATCACCCGGGGTCGTACCCGAATAGTCACTAGTGCAGTTAGCTCGCACAATCTCAAAAATCTCATACCAATACACGTTTGCCTGCTTACCAAAAGACTGGCTCATCGCAACGAACGGGGAAGCGATAGCAGCCCCCGTGGTTGGGTGCTTGCCGAGCAAACCGAACTTGGAGATCGCCTGCTCACACTGCACATACCGGGCGAAAGCCTGCGCGTAGGCCTCGACCAGGCGCTTAGAAACAAACCTGGTGCAGCCACGCTCATCAAGCCAGCGCCACGTCTCCCGATACACCAAATCAGCACCCAAGGGTTTGCCATCGCGCTGAACCTCCGACAGGTACTCGGAAGGCTCCGGCATTACCTCACCAGCAAGCACCGCGCCCTCGCCAACATTTGCGCCCTCGAAATCGAAAGGGCTCGCTAGCGGATCTTCAAGGCGAGTCGCAATCATACCCTTAGCGAGTTTCTCACTCAGCGGGTCTGGTTTCGCGCCAGCCCTCACGCGGCGCCCACCACGGTTCGTACCGTCTTTCGCCATGAAATCTCGCCTCCTTCCAGGTGATTAGCCCGGTGATGGAGGGCTTGCGGGTTAATACCCTGTTTGAATCGGTCTTTTTGCGTACGGTTGGCCCCGCCCGCTGACCTTCCCAAGAGCTGTAGAGATCGAGAGCCCCCTACCCCTCGCCAGGCTTTCGACGTTGGCTCGTGTTCGGCAAACGCCAGGCGGGTAGGCATCTTTGAGGTTCCAGATGATCGTCGCTCCAGCGGGCAACGTGTGGGCTCGTCAGTAGGTGTAGACCCGAGGTTGTTGCCGCCATCGGTCGTCATCGAGCGCGGTCTGTCTGGAGTGGCAGGGCTTGCACAGCGAACGGAGGTTCTCAAAGTCGTGGGTGCCGCCGTGTTCAAGCGGGATAACGTGGTGGACTTCCTGCACCGGCGTGTATCGCCCAGCCTCTAGGCAGTCCTCACACAGTGGATGGGCGGTGACGTAGGCGGCGCGGATCTTGCGCCAACGCGCGCCGTAGCGGCGGTTGATCTTCGGATCACGCTGATACTTCCGATACCGGGCGTCTTCCGCCTTCGCGTGCTGCTCGCAGTAGCGTTCACGGGTGAGCTCAGGGCAACCAGGGTGACAGCACGGGCGAGCTGGTTTGACTGGCATCGCGTTGCTCCTTCCCACTGGATGTGGTGAAGCCCCAAGTTCCCGTGTGGGTTCTTGGGGCTTCACCTAGTTTTCAACCACCTACATCATCTCAAAGGAAAAGAGGCAAATGCATCCGCTGTTCCTGACACCTTTTGGCGCGAGGGTGCAAAACCCTCACAAACGACCATACAGAGCGGTCGCAAGACGAGCCAGCGCGCGCGACTTCTTCTGGTAGGCGGTCGTGCGCTCGATGTAGAAGTGGTTACAGACCTGCTGAACTGCATCATCTTGTGTACCCTCGCCGAGGAAGAATGCTTCCAACACTAACCGGTCATCCTCGGAGAGGATCTCCCATGCGGGCAAGAACCAGTCCATGTACTGGCGCGCCTGCGCATACCGAGCCTTATAAGTGTCGATACGCTCGATCGTTGCAACGATCCTGTTCTCCGACGCGTGCAGATCACCCGAGGGCGGTGTGCCATCCATACGTGGGGATGCGGGGCTGGCTGCATCAGCATAGGCGGTTTTGATGGCGTCGTCGGTGGTGTCGATAATCTGTTCCATCACCGCATAATCCTGCAACGCAGCAATCGCTGCCTTACGAGTGTCGAGGTATTTGGTCATCACATGCATAAAAGTTCCTTCCTAGTGGTTGTGTGGATTTCTTGTGCGACCGCGTTGATCAACGCAGCCTGCGTAGCATCCTTCACATCAAGCGCACGCAAGACGGCTTCATCGAGCGTCCCTTCAGCAACAAGATGCGTGATCGTCACAGGTTCGGATTGCCCTTGCCGATAAAGCCTGGCGTTCGTCTGCTGGTAAAGCTCCAAAGACCAGGTGAGCGAAAACCACACCAGCAGATGCCCACCGGCCTGGAGGTTCAGACCGTGACCAGCCGATGCCGGGTGAATCAGCCCGAACGTGATCTCACCTTTGTTCCATGCCTCGATATCCGCGCTCGTTTTAAGTTCGCGAGCCTGCGGGAAGCGGGCAGTGATGCGCTCGCGGTCATGGGTAAACCAGTAGGCCACGAGCAGTGGGTTGCCGTTGGTTGCCTCAACAAGGTCTTCTAGAGCGTCAAGCTTCCGATCATGCACAGAAGCCCAGTCGCCATCGCCGGTGTAGATCGCGCCCGACGCCAACTGCAGCAACTTGCCCGACAACGCAGCAGCATTCGCGGCATCAATCGTCTCGTCACCAAGTTGGAGAACGAGGTCGGCTTTCAACTGTTCGTAGACCTTGCGCTCTTTCGGCTCCAACTTCACGGACGTGGTCGTCACCGTCAGCTCTGGTAGCTGCAAGTGGTCGGTGGTTCGCATCGACAACGTCATGTCACCAATCGCCCCGTAGATCTCATCCTCAGCACCCGCGCGGGGCTTGTAGGTGAACACCTGCATCCCGTTCCTTTTGTCAGGCACGAACCAACGCTCGCGGTAACGAGTAATGAAACGACCGAGCCTTTCGCCTCCATCGAGGAGTCGGAATTGCGCCCACACGTCCATCAGCCCGTTCGACGCTGGCGTTCCGGTCAGGCCGACCCAGCGCTTGACGAAGGGTCGCATTTTCACCAATGCCGTGAACCGTTTTGCGCGATGGTTTTTGAAGCTGGAGAGTTCGTCGATGACGACCATGTCGAACGGCCAGCTACCGTTGAGTTGGTTCACGAGCCATGGGATGTTTTCACGGTTGATGATGGTCACCATCGCAGACTTGGCTAACGCCGCCAGCCGGTCTTGTTTGGTGCCAACAGCAACCGCGACGGCGAGCCCATCAAGGTGATCCCACTTGGCTATCTCGGCGGACCACGTATCCCGGGCAACACGCAACGGAGCGATTACCAATACGCGGCTGATCGTGAAGTAGTCGAGCATGAGCTGCCAGATCGCGGTCAACGTGATCACCGATTTACCTAAACCCATCCCAAGGAGGATCGCTGCTTCGGGGTGGTCGATGATGTATTGGGTCGCCTGCCGCTGGTAGTTATGCGGCTGATAGTGCATCAAGCACCTCCTGTATGTCGTCAACCGAATCAACGACCAATGCGGTGAAGCCTTGGTAGCGGAGTTGATTCATCCGACGTAATTGGATTGGCCTGGGGTTCTGTCCTGGTACTTTCAATTCGACGAAGACAGCCCGGTTTCTCATCAGGCATATCCGGTCGGGTACGCCGATGGTTCCAGGGCAGACGAGCTTCCAGCACAAGCCACCGATGTCTTCAACGGCTTTCTTGAGCTTCGCTTCGATTGTTCTTTCATTCATGACTTTTCCTTGAGTTGTCAAGGGTTGTGTTGGTCATGTAGGTCTAGTTCTAAACCTCTATATAGAAGTATTTTTTTGGCTTCTATATAAAGGGCTAGTACCGACGTACACGACCAACACACCCGTCGTTAGTTGAGCTCGAATTCGTCAAGCAAGCGAAGTCCTCGGATGAGTTTTCCGCGATTGTTTCGACGCGAGGTGAAGCCGTTTTTCTCCACGGCCGCATAGAAATCACTCGTTGAGCGCACGTACTCGCTACGGCTAAGCGCCCAAGCCCTGTAGGAGGAATAGAGCGCCCCAGACTTCTCTTCAAGACCTGGGTCGAGCTCGCAGCATTCGTCGAGGAAGTGGGCGAACCAGTCGTTGGCCGCCCGATACTTCTCCGACGCTTCTACTACGCAGGCGGGTGGGACGAGCCGATAGTTCTCGGCGTGGATCAGGCGTGCGCCTTCCATGATCCAGGCGAGGACTGCGCCGCCTGCTTGTTCGAAGAGGTGGTCTGCATAGTTCTTCACATCCACACTGGGCTGGATGGTTTGGGTGAAGGGGATGACGACAAGCCGCCTCCAGATACCGGTATCCGTCGCCCCGACTTTGGGCAGGTGGTTCGTGTAGAGCACGAGGGTGTGGGAGGGGGTGAAGGAGAAGGGGTCTTTGTATTTCTTCTCCGCCGCGATCTTGTCCGTCGAGGAGGTTGAAAGGCGCACGCCTTCGTCGTTCTCACCTGCGATCAGGAGGCGGCGGGCCCTTGTTTCAGCCATTTCGTGTTTGGCGTTGTTCTTTTTGCCCGCAATCAACACCTCTGCCGAGATGGTCTCCGAATAGGAGCCAAGGACGCGGGCGATAGTGTTCCAAAACGTCGACTTACCGTTGTTGCCATCCCCGTAGGCGATGATGAGGGCTTCGATGAGCACCTTGCCAATCGCGGCCAGCCCGCAGACGCGTTGGACGTAGGCGATGAGTTCTTGGTCGCCGCCGAAGGTCAGCTCGAGGGAATCACGCCACACCTGCGCGCCAATATCGCTGGGGTCGGTGGCGGTTTGCTTGGTCAACATGTCCGCAGGGTCATGATCACGCCTACTCCCGTCACGCAGATCCCACGTCCCAGTTGGGGTGTTGAGCAAATACGCGTCAGCGTCGAGAATCTCTGGGTTGATGAGCGTGAGGGGTCTTGCTTGGCGCATGACGGCTTGGATCGTGCGGTCGGAGCGGCATTTGTAGATGAACTTCTGCCACTCTTGGGCAGCTGTCAGTTCCCGATACGCCTGCGCCTGCTTAGGGTTGAACATTCCCAGCGCTTTGGTTTTCGTCATGGCCATGAGCATGGCTGTCACCCCGAGCTCGCTGGCGCGTTGACTGATGGCCTCGAGCTCAGCATCGACTTGCTCTAACTGGCGGGTGGTGAGTTCTTGGACGACGTGTTGGACTTTGGGTTCGTTTTCCTCCCACACCCCGTCTTCGTAAACCATCCACGCTGTTGCTGGCGAGTAACAGATCCGATTCGCATATTCACTGGCGAGGACCATGGCTTGGCCGACATCAGTGAAATCCTCCGGCTTCAAACTCGTCAACTGCGCGTATGCTTCGGGTGGCAGGTAGTCGGGGTTGGCTGCAACTTTCGTTGCGAACCTGCACGCCGAGTTCCAAATCGTCGCCAACTCCGAATCGCTGAGCGGTGGTTCGCACAGCGATGCTTTGCGGTCGAACAAGTCACGCGCCTGGTCGGTCTGCCCGTAGCGGATGAGCACCCTGCCTGCGAAGCGCGACAAGGTGGCATTACGGGAGCCTTCACCAATCACGAGAGTGCTTTGATCGAAGGCAGCAAACACATCCTGTTCGTCAGCCGCATCCAACCATGCATCGAGGAGCTGGTCGCCCTCATGCACCGTAACTTGTGGGTTAGGGGTGCCGTAGATGAACCTTCCTGCGTCCAGAGCGTTGCGGTCAAAGAAACCAAACCGGCTAGCGAGGCGATGCTTCAATCTTGCGTATTCGTCTGCGTCGTGTACTTCGTGGATTGGGAAGTAGACGTGGAAACGCGGCCGGGCGGAGAGCACGCCTTTCGGCTTCATGTGATTACGCGAGGTGGCGGTCATGAACTCGACCCCAGCCATCACCTCGCCAAGCTTCTCTGGTGTGATCCACTCGGTTTGGGTTTCGGTGTGGTCGTTGTCGATATCCATCACCACGCAATTCGAGGAGATGAAGGCTGCGCTGGAGCGGCGGTCATTCACATAGGTGGCTGCCACATGATCAAAACCTGTGACTACCGATAGCGAGGCCGCGTCAGTGACCTGATGTGGGTTAGGGTAGTGGTTGTTGTTCTGCACGCCAGCAAAAGTGGTGGCGAACAAAGTGATCGGCGTGGTCATGGGGTGACCTCCTTGAAATCAGAATCGAAATACTTGATGGGTAGGTCGAGGTCGCGTGCCCAGCCGATTTCTAGGCGCATACCAGGGCTAACGTGACCCACGTATGCCCACAGGGCTTCGCACTTGGCGAGTAGCACACGGTTGAAAAACATCGCCATCTCACGCTGATCAGGATCGGCGTCATCCATAAACTGGGGATAGTGCAGGTGTGGAGCGAACGGAATCTTGCCCGCGCTCACTGCGAAGGAACAGAATTGGCGGGCGAGCTCAACGTTCGCTTCCGTGTCGCCTGAGTATGGCGAGCAGATATAAACCAAGGGCCGGTAGCCGAACTGTTCACGCTGGAACTTCTTGAGCGCGTGGTAGCTCGTCAGGTCCAGATAGCCTTCGGTGTTCTTCTTCGAGAATCCGATATCGAGTGTCGTGGCGGTCATGCTTGCACCTGACCTTCACGCTCAATCACTGGGAGGATGCCGAGCTGGTTCTTGAGAACCTCGTAAATGAACAGGCGGCCCTTTTGTGTCCAGTAGGTGTGAATCCGGGTGCGGTTGCCGTCGTCAATGACGTGGGTTTTGGTGTCGGTGTAACCGTTGCCTGCGTGCCGTGCGTAGAGCAGCCACACCCCCGATTGCTTGTACTGAATACCGAGTTCGTGAAGGAGCTGGTTGAGCTTGCGACCAGAAAGCCCATAGTCCTTCGCGATCACCGTGATCGGCAAAGCGTCCTTAGCTTCGAGAACCATGTCGTAGTAGGACAGTTTCGGCTTCGCTTCAGCCAGGGCTTGGGCTTGAGCAAGATTCTGCAACGTGAGCTCTGCGGTTTTGCGGCGTTCAGCGACGTACGCATCGAGCACTTTGAGGAGCGCTTCGGGATTAGTGACCAGCTCGTCGGTGGCATACAGGCCATAGCGACGGATTGACGGCAGCACCTCGTGGGTGACCCAACGCTTGAACGCTTTCGCTTCTGATTTGCGTGATGCCATGATCAGCGCGTAGAGGCCGGGCTCGTTGACGCACCATGTAGCACCGCCAGAGAACCCTAAGTTGAACTTAGCCTTCTCATCGGCATCGAGACGCGAAACGGCAACCGAGGGGTTCGTGAGATCTAGGGCCTGGCAGATATCGGTGGCGATGAACCATGTCTGATCATTAGCGGTGAAGCTGCGTACCTGCCCGAAACGGTCGTTGGTGAAGGTTTGGATGGTTTTGCCCATGACAGGCTCCTGTTCTGAGAGCCAAATAGACGAATGTGCGCCGGTTGGTGCGAGAAGCTCTCAGTGGTAGGCCGCAAACCTTCAAGGAGTTACCCCTGGGCGGGTTTGTGGTCACTGAGCTTTGGGGCTCTCGCACATACGCCCTCGAGCACCACCCAATCCGGACGGGTGCCATGGAAATTGCTTCACACGAGATGCCACGTATACCCCGCAGACAAACAGTGCTGCGGGAGTGAACATGGATGGTATGAGTGAGATTGATAAAGCAACGGTGTGGGCGATGGTGAAAAACATGCGCCTGTTCGCCTTCATGGAATATCTGCGCGACCTCGACAACGACCCAGCACCGAATGCTGCGAATCAGCAGATCACTGCGTATCTTCGAGAGTTCATGACAACCGATCCAAACGTGCTTCTCAGTGACGAGTAGAAGCGGCGCTGGCTAGTTCCATCATGATTCCTGCACGCCAACTCGCTTGGTGATAGAAGTGTTTCTCGTTCGATACGAAACTAGAATTGCGTTATGGGAAGGATCTACGGCTACTACGAGTGGGACGAGACGGTTGGCAACCCTGGACACAGGGACGATGGTTCGCTTCATCAGAACCTCTACAACGAAGATCGAGTATTGTCCGGTCACGCCCGCTTCGTACCCGATGAAGATCGCTTGAATTCGGCAGACGAATACTCGTATGAGAACACGTTTGTCACCTCTGACTATCGCCGCGAATCTGAAGAATCCAATGAGCTCGCCGAAGCAATCGGTACACTTCTTGTCGCAGTTACGGTGGCAGGGATAGCCAAGGCGGCTCCTCACGTCAAACAGTGGTGGCAAGAAACAGCGCGACCTGCTGTCAACCGTCAAGCGAAACGGATCCGCAACATCGGACGAAAGAAGAAGTCTGATGAGCCCGAGACACAGGTGCTCGATCCAGCATGCGACGAGCATGCCGCCATTGAACGAGATCAAAGACAGGTGATGTCCCGTCAAGAGGCAATGGCGCGGATTATCGCAGGGCTTGCAGCAAAGGCGTATAGCGACGAACAGCTACGCATGGTCAAATCCGCGCGAATTGTGGATGTTGAAGATTACGCAGAAATTGAACAAGCGCTTTCGCAGATTCCTTCTGAGCAGCTACAAGCTCTAATTCTCAAGATGGTTAAGAACCCGGCGCTTCTAGAAGACGGATCACTCGCAAACCTCGCAAGCATGCTCAACCCATCGAACCAGTACCTCGGGTTGACCCCTGAGCCAATCAAGCGGGAAGATCCAAATATTTAGTCCTTGCGATAGTAATTACACTCGTACCCGTCCGCATCCAGCGGCAGGCCTTCAGCCCAGGCCGGGAGCGTGGACATGAGCTTGCACGCATCGGCGACGGCGAAGTCCAAGTTTGTGGGTTCATCGATGACGATCTCGTCATGAACATGCATCACAATCCGATGCCCCGCCTTGGCGACTGCGTGCATGCCAACCACGAGCAGGTCACGAGCGATCGCCTGGACGATGTTCTCGACCAGCTTCCCGCCGTAGGTTTCTAACTGTCCCCAGCGGCGTGCTGTGGTGGTTCCGGTGTAGGTGATGGACGTACCGCCCCAACGATTCTCACCCAGACGCGGCTGCACATAGGCAAGCCGTCTACCCGAGGGTAGTTCGATGAAGAGAATCCCGGACTCAACGCTAAAGCGCAGGTTGCGCAGCCGGATCGGCTGGCGCGACGAGATCGCGGCGATAGCGGCTTGTTCAACGTCTGCCCAGAGTTGGACGATGTGTGGGTTGGCTTGCCGCCATGCGTCCACGATTGGTTTGAGTTCGTGCTCGGCTAAGCCCATGGTGAAGGCTCCCATGGCTTTGAGCGCTCCGACGGAGCCGCCATAACCACAGGCGAGCACCGCGATCTTCCCCTTCTGCCGAAGCTCGCCATTAATGCCGTGTTTTTCGACCGGGACGTCGAACATACGCGATGCGGTTTCGCAGTAGAGGTCTTTGCCCTCACGGAAGGCGGCCAGGGTAGTTGTTTCTCCTGCAAGCCATGCGATAACGCGCGCCTCGATTGCAGAAAAGTCCGCAACGATAAACCTGTGCCCAGGTGAAGGGATAAACGCGGTGCGGATGAGTTGGCTGAGGGTGTCGGGCACGGACTCGTAGAGTAGCTCAAGTGCGTCGAGGTTGCCTGTTTGGACGAGCGAGCGGGCTTGGTCAAGATCAGGCAGGTAATTCCTGGGCAGGTTTTGGACTTGGACGAGGCGTCCGGCGAAACGTCCGGTGCGTCCTGCGCCGTAAAACTGGATCAGCCCGCGCGCACGACCATCAGCGCCTGCGACGTTGTGCATCGCCTGGTATTTCTTCACCGAAGATTTCGCCAGATCACCGCGCAGTTCGAGGACTTCCTTCACCACGCCAGTCGCGGTATCGAGGGCGGCATCGACCTCGGCTTTCGCTAGCGATTCGAGTTCGCAACCTCTGGTGACAAGCCATTGTTTGAGCTGGATCGGCGAATTGAGATTGTCCAACCCCGTGAGCTTCTGCGCACGCGCAAGCGACGCGTTACGGTGATGTTCATCCACGGCAACGGCGTTGTCCACGAGCGTGTGGTCGAGAAGAATCCCAGCATCATTAATGCATTGGTCAAGAGCGTAGGTGTCCCATTCGGCCTCTGGCATCGGAAAAAACGCCAGTCTGTCGTGGATAGCGAGCTCAACTTCAACGTCACGACGATTGTAGTCGATAAACCGCGCCCACCCGGTCGGATCAGCCGATGGTGGATTCCTGCGTTTGCCGCCGTTCAGGACTGAGGGTGTGGCGGGTGTGCAGAACTGCTTGATCAGCTTCTTGCCTACTGTGTCTTTTTGGACGTCGAGTTTGAGGACGGCGGCCACTGCGTCGAGGCTCATCGGCAGACCAAGGTAGGCCGACCAGATCATAGTGCACCGCCACTGCCTTGGGTCAAGAAACCCCTCACCGAGAAGCTCCGAATGATGCGCTCGTAGCCACGCTGACAAGCAGACACGTTCGAAGGCGGCGTTATGCGCCCACTTGACCACGGATGAATCTACCAGTGCTGCCAGCACCTCGTCGGGCATTGATTGTCCGCCTGCGAGATCCACCACTTTGACTGGGCCACCGTCGATCGAATATCCGAAGAGGAGCAGGTCGAAGTCGGGGTGTTCGGCATACAGGTAGACGCCTGTCTTGGCGAGTTGGGCGGGGCTGAAAGATTCGATATCGCAGAAGAGTGTTCGCATGACGGGGTTCCTTTCACGTCAGAGGAAAATGTGGAGGGAACCAACAATGAACGCTGGTTCCCTCCACGATTGGAGTTGGTTAGTTCAGGAAGTCGTCATCAGCCGCGAAGGAACCGAAGTCAGTCTCAGCGCTCACGCGCCCGCCGCCAAGGCTCTCGCCGTCACGGGTCTTTTGAATGTTCCCCAGTCCGCAGGCGATGCCACGGTTGCCGTTCGTGTTAAACGCATAGAAGGACAGGGACACGCGGGCGTAGCAGCCCGAGTAGACCTCGGCACGATCAAGAATCGGCGCGACGCTCTGATCGACGATCTGCGGAGCCGTCAGAGAGTTCGCGTTGAGGAAGTAGGCGCCCTTGTAGGCTTCGTCGTCACGCTCAATATCCCCATCACGCAGCGGCAGCTTGAGGGCGGCCTTGTTGGGTCGCTTGCCCCCAAACTTCCCGATACCTGCTTCGATGGCTGCGTCCACGGCCTTCTCGATCGCAGTGATCGTGGCGGTATCAGTCTTGGGGATGATCAGGGAGACGGAGTACTTGGGTTTGCCGCCTTGGATGGAGTTCGGCTCCCACACGTGTGCGTAGGATAGGCGGACTTCGCCGGTCACAATACGGGTCGGATTCTGAGTAGTCATAATCTTGTTCTTCTTTCTGTTCGTTACTTGTTTGGTTGAAAATCGCTGGCCGCACTCACCAGGTCAAGCGCTGGCCGCTTGTCGGATACAGGAACCAGGGTGGGTTTGCCTGCAGGTTTGGTCACGAGGTCGCCGAGGATCTCGTTGAAGGTGGGTTTACCCATCAGCTTTTCCATTGCTGTAAGAGTGATGAGCTTGCGGTCATAGATGTCCCTATATCCAGCCGCTTCAGCCGCTGCAGCGACGTCGGTTTCGGAGCTGTATTTGCGTACCGACCGTCCGGCTACAAGCTTGAACCCCTCAAAGACCACGCCCTGGTTGACGGCCTTTGAGAGCGCGTAGGCTTCGACATCCGCCGCCCAGGTTTTGAGCTGCGGAATCCGTGTGAGCACGTCAGCAATCTCTACGTCCGACAGTTCTGCTGGTGGGGCGAACTCCAGCTTGGCAAGTTGAAGGTTGGCTTCGGCTCGTGCCCGACACGTGGGTGCGATCTTGCAAAACTGACACCACGAGCCCGGACAAAACTCGCCCTCGCCAGCCGAGGCCAGCTCAGCCTTCGGTTTCACCTCGGTCTCAGCCCACTGTTCGAGCTCGGCAACAGAAATTTCCCAGGTGTCGACGTTGCCCCGGCGCGGCTGATAGATCGTCACCGCCACCGTCTCGATGTCATACAGGCTCCCGAAGGCGTGAAGGGCTCCGAGCGCATACAACATCAACTGCGGATTGTTCGCGGCCTCGACGAGGACGCCTTGCCCGTACTTAAGATCAATGATCTGGAGTACGGGTTCGGCGATGATGACGCAATCCCCGGTGCCAAAACCGCCAGGAACAATATGGGAGAAGTCCAGGCGTTGCTCGATCAGCACCTGCGGATCACCACAGGATTGCTCTGCTAACGAGATATGTTCTTGGACGTAAGCGATGTAGTCGTCAGTCAAGGTTTCCATCTCGTCATCAATCCAGGCCGAGACCGGACGTTTCGAGCGCTGCTTGAGTGCTCGGCGGAGTTTGTGCTCAGCCAGTGCATGGGCGGCGGTGCCTTGCTCGGCAGCCGCCGACGTCGACTCCGGCTCATCGGATTCCAGACGCGCCGAGGGCGGACAGTTAAGCCACCTGTGAGCACCAGAAGCTGAGAGGAGTGCGTGATCAGACGGTGCCATCAGCGATCTCCTTCGCCCGATCGAGCAACCAGCCAAACTTTGCTGGATCCACCGCTGAGAGCTTGTCGGCACCGGCCTCGACGATCAGCTCACGCACCTTCGCCGTATGCCCTTGCGCTGAAAGTTGCGCAAGGACGCCGCGCACGTCCTCCAACGTCACCGCAGGTTCAGGCTCCGTAACTGGAGATGTGGCTGGTTTTTCTTCGTGCGCTGGGGAACGGCTTGGTTCTGGTGTGCCAACTAGTCGTGCGGCTGGTATCGGGCGGTCACCGATCATTCCGGCATGGTCTTCAACCTGCTCATACCAGTCATCTTCGAGGGCTTGCGCCTGATCACACGCATAGGCGGCGGCCTGGTTCCATGCATTGATCAGGTTGTTACGGGTCTGGAAATCCATCATCGCCCCTCACCTCCCGCGCGCCCGTTGAGAGCGTCAGCCAAGACCATGAGGTCGTCATCAGGTTCGATAATTTCGACGCTGCCAACCTGACGACCAGGCACGAGGACAGTGACGCGTTGCCTACGGCCGAGGATCCTGGCCAAGAGTCGTTCACGCAGGCTGACGGTACGGGCGGAAACCAGCGAGTCATCTGGCGCATCGTCGGTGACGTTGATGCGAAGCTTGTGCTTTGTCATAAGTTTTCCCCTTCCTGGAGGATTCGAATCAGTGCTTGCCACCGTGTGGGGCTTGCACTCATACGTCCTCGGGACGGGGTGAATCCGGACGGGTCGGGCCGAACATCTTGTGGATTCGCTTCACAGCACGGTTGACGGAGTTACGCACCGCGTCAGCCAGCTTGTTGATCTCTACCTGATCTGCGTCGGGGTGCTCAGAACGCGCGATGTCGGCGTACGACATCCCCTCGCCGAGTGAGAGCGTCACGTACTTCCGTTGCCGGGGGTTGAGTGGAAGCAAGATTTCAGCAAGGATCCTCTGTGATTCTTCTTCAGCTTCTGCTCGCAGGTAGGCTTCCTCGGGATCCTCAATATTGACGGCGTAGAGGGCACGGTCGGCAGGAAGTTCAATCTCCCAATCCGAATAACTCGTGTCGCCCCGTTTACGCGCGTTCTCGTAATCACGGAAGCGCTTATAGGCATCCTGCGCCCACGCGATCTTCCAGTCGGCTTGGTAGTCAGGATTAAGGATCTGCTCGCGCAGCACGTTCGCCCGCTCGACGCTGGCCGCATAAACGTCCGAGCCTTCTTCCTTGAGCGCCTCGTCGGGTTCAGGCAGATCAAACAGTTCAATCCACGCCCAGCCTTTGGCGGACGGCACATAGAGGTGCCAATGTTCCTGCCCGTTCGAGTCGGTCTTGCAGCGGCTGGCGTACGGGCGAGGTTGCGGTTGAGAAGTAGATATAGCCACGGTGGGCTCCCTTCGGAATGAAGGGAGGCCCGTTCAGAGGTATGGAGTTGTGCCGGTCAGTAGGGAGGCGCTCAAGGAATAGCGAAGGCGGGCACCTACGTATAGATGCCCGCCGACGTGCCTCGAACGGATCTCCCGATTGACGGTTGACCACCGTGCTCGATCACAGCTCGGCGTTGCAGGAACCTCGACCACGGGTGTGGCTGAGCCTCCTTGGCGAGACCCGAGCTGTCGACCGCTAGAGCCTCACGTGTAGGTATGTGCGGCAGCTGGTACTCAGCCGTCGACGCCGGAGTACGCCACAACGGGTTCGCGCTCGTGTCGTTGCGACCTGTTACCATCTTCTGCGGTAACATGTGAAGAAGTTCTTCACGAACGCGATCCGGCGTGATGTACTCCGAATACCTGTTTTCAGCCTAGGAATCGGGGTCTGCCGGGCTGTGAGAAAACGTGAGGACCTGTCGTGAGAAACCGTGAGACTTTTTGCGTAGGAGGGTGATGAAGTTCTTCGAGCTGGCCGATGCGCTGCAGCCTGCCGTGCCGGGAGGCTTGTCACGAGCTCCCTACCTGCGCGAGCTGATTTCGATGTTCACCAACGTCACCGAAGCCGAATGGACGACACGGAACGACCCCTCAGTGCTACCGTCTGACGCGACGTTGGAGTCGATGGCGTCCAGGGACAGCGCGTTTACGAAGAAGCTGGCGAAAGCGATCACTGCCCGGTGGGGCATCATGAACTTCGTGACCGTCCTAGACGAGCTGGAGCTGGAGACCCAGCAGCTGATCACGGACAACATCACCGCCTACGGCGAGCATGTTCGTCTTGACCATTTCCCCGCCGACGTGGCGCGTCTGCTCGTGGAGATCGTTCATGCGAAAGCCGGCACAGATCATGGCAAGCAGCAAGTGCTCTCGCAGATCGCTATCCAAGCTGCCCGCGTGAGGTACGAGAAACTTGTGGTGGCTCGCTCGCGCGGCTGCACCGAATGTGGCACTCCGCTGAGGGTGATCGCGCATGGGCAACAGGCCGACTCCTACGAGATGGTGTTCCTCGACGCTGACGGTGACGAGTACGGCCCAGACGACTTCGCCGCGCTGTGCAAGCCGTGTGCCGAGAAATACGGGCTCGCTCACACGCCGACCGATGTGGACAGGCTACGGCAGCAGAACCGGCTGTGGTCGCTGAGCGACCGGATCGATGAGGGGCTCGTTCCGCTCGGCCTGGACGGCAAGATCGCCGAACTACTCATGGCGATTCATAACCTTCCGGTCGAAGACCTCGCCCCGGACGTCACCTACGACGTGATGCCGATGCAAGACAAGCTCGCCGATAAGAAACTGGTACGGCGCGTCCGCGACCACATGAGCATTTACGAAACCAGAGTGCGCGAGACAGCGAAAGCCCTCCAAGAGGAAGGAAAGCTCGACTTTGAACGGATGCGTGATGATATTTGGGGTGCCTGGCGCGTCCTGGCTGACGCTGGCCTGAGCCAGGATGAGATCTGGACCAGGCTCACTGCATGGATTGACCAGCACACGAACATCGACGATTACGCGTGCGGGGTGGTCGTCTCGTTCTTGACCCAGATCTGTGAACTGTTCAAACCAAGGAGGTCAATCCTGGCATGATCAGGCTTCCCAACAAGCTCTACCGGTTCAACGAGACCGTGCTCGCGGACTTTGTCACCATTCTCAAGACCCTCAGCGCCGAGCCTGTGCCGGTTCTTGACCTGCAGCGCCGCCTCGCCGACAAGCTACGCACCGAAGACCTCATCGACGCCCTCACCCTCCTGCTCACCCTCGGGGTGCTCGACCTAGATGCCAGTAAGGGGGTGGTCAGTCGTGCTCACTAGGCTCTGGTCACCCGCATTCCACCGCAACGGCAAGCCGCGACCTGTCATCACCATGCACGCCGGGGTAAACATCATCGAAGGTGCCGATCAAGCACAAAACTCGATCGGCAAATCCACACTTCTCCAAATCATCGACTTCATATACGCTGGGAATGACTTCCTGAACTCCGACGCTGTACGCCTCCCGCAAGCCGTCGGCCACCACGCCATTCACTTCACCCTCAGGCTGAACGGCACGGAGCACCACTTCGTCCGCGCCACCGACCGGCCCGGGTTCATCACCCGCTATCACGACCCCGACTGGCAGGAGATGGTCGAAGATCTCACCCTGGCCGAGTACCAGCAGTTCCTGCTCGACGAGTACGGCCTCGGGGATACCGGCGGTACCTGGCGTGAACTGGTCGGGCGGTTCAGCCGTGTCGATGAACGCGACATGGCGCTCCTCGACCGCCCCTTGACCGCAGCTGTACGAGCTAACGACATCGACGGCGCAAAAGCGCTACTTCGGCTCTTCGGCGCGTACGAGGAGATCGACAAGATCCAATCTCGCTACGACCAGGTGCGCAAAGAAGTCGAAGCGCTCAGCGCGATGGCGAAAGGTAAGTACTCCAGCTACATCAAGTTCACTACGAAGAAGGAACGCGACGCAGCTCAGAAGGAACTCCTCGAAGCCCGTAGTGAAGCCAAGCAGTTGCGCACCCACGCTGACCTCGACCTGTTCGAAACAGAACGCCAAGCCAGGCAGGAGCAGGCACAGCGACGTGCGGAGCTACGACCACTCACACAGCAGCTCGATGCGATCAACAGCAGACTCGCCATCGTGGAAGCCACCCTTTCTGGGCAGACGCGCATCACCACCCGTGACCTGGAAGAGTTCTACGAGTTCTTCCCGACCGCGAACCGTGAATCCTTAGAAACCATCGAGTACTACCACCACCAGCTCACCGGCATTCTCGAAGACCAGCTCTGTGAGCAGCAACGCCACTACCAGGCGCAAGCCGCCAAGCTGCAGGTCGCGATCCGCAACCTGCAAGCCCAAATCCTGGCGCTCGGCGAGTCCGTGCAGCTCGATGACGAGATCTACGACCAGTCCGCCGAGATCCAAGCCAAGACCAACCGTCTCGAAGAGCAAATCCGCACCTTCGACCACAACCAGGAGCTGAAGAAGGAACGCAAACAGCTCAAACAAGAAATCGATGAGGCGATCCCCAACACCCTCGGGCATCTCACCGACACGATCAACGCGCAGATGAAAACCGTCAACGATGCTCTCTACCCACAGCAGCACCGCAAGAGCCCTCTATTCACGTTCAAGGCCGCAACGAAAGGGGTCTCCTACACGTTCGACCACAACGGAGACACAGGCTCTGGCGCTAAGGCCAAGCACCTTATCGTGTTCGACCTCGCCGTGCTGCGCAGCACACCGCTGCCGTTCCTCATCCATGACTCGGCGATCATTAAACCCGTCGCCTTCGCGCCCGTGAGGGAACTGCTCGCCATCTACGCCAGCAGCGGCACGCTAGAAAGTGGTGCGGGTGAACCCAAGCAGGTGTTCTTCTCCTTCGACGCCACCAAGGCCTATGGAACCGGAGCCGAAGAAGTCGTCGCCGAGAACCAAATCATCCACCTCGACGAAGGCGCCGAAGCCCTCTACGGCTTCACCTGGAACCTCGAAACCGACCAGCACGAAGCAGGAGACGACCAGTCGTGATCATCACCTTCAAACCACTATGGAAACTCCTCATCGACCGCGACATGACCAGAGAAGACCTACGGCACCAAACGGGGCTATCACCAGCCACCATCGCGAAATTGGGTAAGGACGGCAACGTCACCACCGACGTCCTAGCACGCATCTGCGAAGCACTCGGCTGCACCATCGCTGACATATGTGAGAGTACGACCAGCAACCATCACCCCTCGTCGGGATCTCCTCCACAGCGCTGATGGAGACTTGCTAACTAGATTTCAGTTCAGCTATGACATTGATGCTGAACAGATACCCTAAAAGAAGGCTTCTTGATTATGACTTCAACGATTCGCCCACTACCTGATCGGGAATCCTGTTTCAGGCAGACAACAGAGATTCTCGAAAAAGATGCGAGGTTCATTTCTGACCATGCTGTTGTCATCCAGGGAGATGCGGCCGAGGTATTAGAAAAGTTCCCTGATGACTCAGTTTCCCTAATTCTCACAGACCCGCCATATCATTCGACAAAAAAAGCCAATATCGCTAACGATAGAGCCTTTCGGGAGGACGAGGACTTCCTGGCATGGATGGAAACATTTGCGGTTCAGTGGAAGAGGATCCTGCGCCCCAGTGGAACCGTTTATGTATTCTGCTCGTCTGCGATGTCGGCGAGACTTGAAATCATGTTTTCCAAGTACTTTCGACCGATTGGGCATATTACATGGTCGAAGCCGAACGATCCTGGCTATGACGGCTGGAAAGGGAAAATGAAGAAGGAGGCATTGAGGAGTTGGTACCCACACTCGGAGCGAATTCTGATGTTCGAGCACGGGCAATACGGGTCTTGGGAGGCCTATCGGCGGTCACCTCTTGGGCAATTTTTGCAAGATAAACGGAAACAAGCCGGCTTGACCATGAAGGCCTTGACTGAAGAAGTTGGGGCATACGGCAAGGTTAACCATGGTGGCGCGGTTGCAAACTGGGAGGCGGGGCGAAACATCCCTAGTCATGATCAATATGAAAAAATATGCGCGGCAATTATAGCGACTGGCAAAGTTGCGGAGATGCCAAAATACGAGGACGTGGTTCGGCCAATGTTCCTGTCCAACGACGTGAACTTCATAGATGTTTGGGATTTTCCGAGCGTGCGACCTTTCCGTGGTAAGCATCCAGCCGAAAAGCCCTCTGCATTGCTGGAGCATATGATTAAAGCGTCAAGCTATGAGGATGACGTTGTACTCGACTGTTTTGCAGGGTCGGGTTCAACAGCCGTCGCTGCGGTTGGCTTGGGAAGGAAGGCCATCGTTGTAGAACTCGAGGAGAAATGGGTGGAACGAACCATTAAGGATCTCGAGTTTATCGCTCAGGAGGAACCGTCGTTCAAGAGCTCGGTGGCATCACGTGAATCTGAGATGCTAGCCGGGACGTTGTTTGACGTCTGA